CTTAAGATTTTTTTTGGGGTGTGATTACAAATTAATATTGAGACGTTTGAGTTTTTCCTCAAACTCTCTGCGCTCACCCGGCGATTCAATCTTTTCACCACCGGCGAGGGCTCTGATCTCCGGTCCGGTCAAGTGCATGGCATCAATTCTAAAGTCCTTGAATGCTTCCATGGTGACCGGAATGAGCGGTTGAACGAGTTCATAAATCGCGTTGGCGTATTCACGGATCTCCATCTGGGCGTGTTCATCCATGCGAAGGTGGAGATAATGCATGAGATTGTGAAGATTAATCTTCCAATAGAATTCCGTGTATGTCGACTGTGGGAGGTTGCCACGCGCTTGTTCGCGACACGCACCCCTATCGAGGAGATCTTGGTACAACTCAAACGATTCATTGAGTTTTTCGGAAACCTTAGACGTCAATTCATCACCCACGTCGACGACCCCTTCCGATCCTTGGTTGTTTACTCGCGATTGTCCACGCACAACGTCTGGTTCGTAGTACTGTTTCGGTACGACGGAGTATCGGGCGGAGAGTTCATTGATGCTGGCCATGCGGTGCCGCATATGCTGTCGAGCGATATAGATGGGCATTTTGATGTGAAACTTGAATTCGACCATCTCGAATGGCGTGGTGTGCCAGTGTCTAAGGAGATATCGAATAAGTCCCCGATCTCCTCTTGAGGTTTTAGTCCCATCTCCATACGAGACTCGGGCGGATTGTACGATGGCCGCATCCAAATCTTCCCGAGGCATGTGGTCCACGAGGCGAACAAACCCGTGATCCAAGACATCCCTTTGCATTTAGTACATCTACGGTTTAAATCTTTAAAGACATTCACGACGTAAACCAAACGTCTTTGTATTTTTTTACCGTCGAACACACCCCAATCTTGCCATTCGGTCGTGTGACGACACGGTGTATATTTTGTGGTGATGACATCATCACAATTTCCGGACGCACTTCTTATTTGTTTTTGTTTGCCGATGGGCGTTTTAATCCCACGTCATGCGCTCCTTGAGACGCCGAATTAAGTACGGGGCGAGTTCAAACATATTTCCAACTGGCACATACCTGTAATCTATTCCTATGTTTGTACCCATACCTAAAAGCTGTGCGGTCACGTAACGGTCTTTGTCAAAACATTTTGCATATCTGAGCGACCGTTCATTATGTGTGGCGAGCATGGTGTGTACATGTGGGCACACGAGAGAATACGCCATACTCTGCATGTACTGATTATCCACACACGCCTTTGTTTCGAGTAAATCGGGTTGTCGTTTTAAATATGCACCCCGCACGAGTTTTACCCCCAATTTAAATCCATCTTTGTGTGCGTCGTCTATATCAGACAGTAGTTCTCGCATGGCGTGTTTTCTATACATTTGATACGTTTTGTAAACATTGATGTCATTCACTGTATTATGCTCCGCCATCATGTCGTAACATATTTCGGGATACAACACATCTTCTGCGTCTATGCATATTTTTACACCACGCGTTTTCGCATATTTAATGATAGAATGTGCATAATCTTTCGCTTCAGATTCATTTTCTCTCGACCCAAAACTCGTAAGTTTTATGGCACACATTGAATTAATGGGAAGCGAGGTGATGATTCTTTTTGTCGTTTCAGCTATTTCATATGCTTCACGTGATTTACAATTTTCTTTTGCGTAATCAACTATTACCTTTTCACCTCTGTTACGCATTATTTCCAGTACACGTGGTAATTCTCGGAATGTCGCCGCATACCTGAGCATTAATTTACTTTAGATATTTTTCATCTAATTCTTTTTTCATATCTTCGATGGTCCTGTAGTATCTCTTGAGATCCTTCATGAATCGCTTGTTCTTCTCTAGACATTCACAGTCCACTTTATTAACGTAAATCCAAGCTAAGTTTGATTTAGAATATCTCGTCTCTTTTTGATTTTGGTTCGGGCGTCTCGGCACTAATTTTTTGTTCACGGTCTTCTTCAGTGGTTCCGTGCGCTTCGTAAAACTGATCGCTTGCATGACCGTATCGGCGAGATCATCTTTCTTTTTGGATTCTTTGAATATGGGAAGCCAGTGTGAATTCACGGGATTGCTATTCAAAAACGCCTCACATCGTTCGATGGATACCTTTTTACGTTTAAGATACTGGGCTTTACCCGGTCCACACACGTCTGGAATCTTAAATTTAGCGTCGTAAATGATCGTTTCAGATTTGGGGCATCTTATCACGAAGTATGCGTGAAGAAAATTCTCTACCATCTTCATTTTCTTATTTCTATCCGGTTGTTTCTCTATGAGTATGATGTCTGATTCTAATACCCACGGCTTTTCATCGAGGTGATTGCGCATGGAGACGAATATACCATCCTTGTGTTCAGGCGGTACACCCGATACATCCCAGTTCACGACTAAATTAGATGTTTCCTCAAATTGACACATGGCCAAATTTCGTATACCTACATCTATACTTAAAATCATTTAATTAAAGAAAATTTATTTCTTTATCTACTGTAAATGAAGAACACTAAACTTAATACGATTTTGTTATTTGTTTCTCTCATCGCATTGGTCGTGTGGCTCGGTTCCATCAGAATGAGAGAGAATTTGGAAGGAAGTGATTCTAAGGCGGTGAAGTACGTGAAGGAAGCGTCTCCTGAAAAGTTTATCAACCCATTCATCGTCTACGGCATGGCGAAAGAGTTGACTGAAGATGAAGAAAAACTCGCTCGGATCATCCCACTCGTGAAGTCGGGTGATCGTGAAAAATTGATCGCGTACCTCGAGTCTTTGTAAATGTATTTTTGTTTTTAGTGGTCACAGTACACCACAGAGAACAAAAATGAAATTAACGTCGCATACCGGGCATTTTCATTTTAGAAAAGTTGGCAGTTTTGAGTTTGTTCTGACCAGCGGGTGACAGGCCCATCATGGCCATGGCAATGATTAGCATAATACACGACAACACCGCGCCAATGATCGCATATTTCATGGGACCGGTGACTGCACCAACTACACCCGATACCGCCTCACCAGCCGATTCAATGGCTTCGGCGGCCCCACCAGCCTTGGACGCGGCGGTGGCTTCACCCGTGGCTACGATTTCGTTTGCCATTTTGTTGGTCGTCACAGCGGAAAGTAAGTTCTTCGCGACAGCTTGTGCCGCGAGATCGGCCGAAATATTCTGTTTGAATGAAAGTTGTTCGCCATTAAAACAGTATACTTCACCAATGTTAATTGTTTGGTCTTGAACATAAACAGCTTGATTTATCGTTTTCGTCAGGTTATTGGTTTCGAGATTGGTCTTCACGATGTTTTCTATTTCTGTGTTAATTTTTTGATTGACGTTTTGTCTGTCACCGAATTGCATGTTCCCCGCTTGTGTTTGCTTATCGAGTGCCGCCGACGCCTGTGCTTGAAGTTCGCTCACGATATCATTTTCAACGGATTGGAAACTTTCTGTAATTTGTTTAGTCGTCGCCATAAAACTTGATGTAATCTCTTGATTGGTACTTATATTACATCCGACAGATTTCAATATATTGAGTTCCATACCTTGTTGGATCTGCAATAAGTTTTCATTGACGGATTGGTTATTGGTCACGGAATTGTACATGACATCATTCACAACACTCATGTTGAATTCCTGGTTGATGGTACTACTTCCTCCACCACCCATGTTGTTTGTTTTGTGCTGAGAAAAAAATATACACTTAAAGACTTACATACACATCTAAACTATGTGGTGTTGGTGGTGTTGCCATCCATTTGAAGGTGAACGTTTAAGTTTGCCTTATAGATATGACGAGAAACGTAACAAGTTTAGTACGTGTGGTATATTCTGCTCTTGGAGTTGCATGAAACGTTATGCGATCGATAAATACGGCATAACACGGGGTGGTATCATATGTAGTAATATCATAATTATGCGCAAAAGATTATATAACAAATTGGGATCGATCGTGATGGCTCCACTCAGAGAACGCCTCGATGTATTCGGTGGTGATCTTTCCATAGAAGAATTTAGGAGTAATAGCGTCATAGATAAGGAGAAACCTAAAGAGATAAATAGTACACCATTAGAAGATAGGGTTATACCGATTATTTCAAACACAAAGAAGATGAATGAAATAAACAGTTCGACTGGTAAAAATGAAACGCTTAAATTGAAGCGTGAAAAACCGTTAAAACGAAACCAGAATAATCTAGAATCGGCTTTAGGGTTAATCATTAAGCCCAAAACGTAAAAGTCTGCGCTGTTTGTTTGTTGGTTTTGATTTTGGTACATGTTTAGAATTGAAACTATCTATCCAAGCCTCACCGTCGTATGCCTTCCATCGCAGTTTGTACTTGTCTATCATTTTTCGACAGAGTACACACGGAAGGGACGTACCATGGCCATAACTTGTCTTGCGTTGTATGATGAGTGTACCAAACTTTCTCCTCACCCACATTGCAAATTGATGAATGCGATTTCCGCGTTTTAAACATTCATGTTTAAGGGTTTTTATAAGTCTTCTCTCAGCGCAACATATACAATCACTTTCGAAAATGACGAAAGTTGCGCGTGGTATGCACAGTGACGATATGATATCGCGTCATTTTATCTAATCAACATTCGTGTGTCTCTTTTAATAGAGTTACAATTATTACATACACATCCCTCAAATACAAACGAACATGCTTCACACTCATTTAAAACACGTATGTTCCTTTGTACCAGTTTGTTTTCTGAATATAAAATTAAATCACGTATAGTGTAAACACCGTACATTACCATAGTTTCAAGCGAAGGAAACTGCATCTACTTACTAAAACAACCGCAACCTTTAGTTAACTTTAGCATGACCGAAAAGCTGTCAATCATTGGTGGAACCATCTTCTTAAGAACGACTTCCAATTCGGAGTCTTCTTCACCTTCATCAATTTCTTCGATGATGGAGTAAATGAGATCAATCACGAGCTCTTTCTTTTCTGGACCAGTGAGGACCTTAATCTTATTTACTTCCATCATGAGACACGATACCACACCGCAAATATTTTCCTTGTTGATACCAGTCTTTTTGTAGCGAGCCGCGAGCGCCTTCACGCGCTCGATGACGAGTTTGGATTCTTTAGACTTACTGTCATATCCAGCGAGGACAGCTTCTGGGGACGAGCTCATTTTATATACTTATCTTAGAAATAATTTCTTTAATAATTGTAATGGATGTAGATAGCACCCTACTTTTTGTGGCGATATCGATCGGGGTATATCAATTTATGAACGAAATAAAAGACGTGTATAACATGAAAAACATAGATGAATACGATATGCAATATGTAATCTCAGGTATAATTGCGAGTATGATGTGGAGTATATATCAATATAGAGGTGGCTCTAATTATTATGCGATGTATTCTCTATTAGGTGCGTTTCTTGGCCTGTACACACTGGTTCAGATCCGGCGTAAATCTGCGAAAGACGCGGCGTGGTGAAATCTGAATGAGTGACTAAACGTCCCATGAATTCGAGTATTTTGTGTTTTTCTTCAAATGTTAATCTTCGTGTCTTCTGCATCACATAAGACATGAGCATTAAGAGAATTCGAATTGAATCCAATACGTGCATCTACTTTCCACAAATTTTTAAAAGTAGCGCTTTAGCCTCATCGGATACGCCGTTCATGTATCTATCGTAAAATTTTTTTGCTGAAATCTGTGTACCATCGAGATAATTAATTTTTATGGTGGTAGACTTTTTAAAAGTGTCAACTGCGTCGTAATGTTTTGCACACCATCGTTTTATACGATCTATATGTGGCTGTGATCGCGCGATCGTTTCGTTTCGTTGTGTCTCAGTGGCGGCAAATTGTATTTTATACTCGATGAAATCGTCGATGTCTAAAAAGTCACCCACGGTTTTTTCTTCTGTTACGATGGTGGTATCCGCGACCATCGCATCTACGAGTATTTTTTTCAATTTGTCGAGTTCATATTTCTGTATATAATATTCTTCGGTACCTTCGATCACACCTGATTTTTTAGCTGTGAAAATACCGAATGCACTCATCGCGAAAATTGAACAACTGCACATACACAGTAACAATACTAAGACGACTCTTTTGTCCATATGCTATACATTCACATTAAAATTCGACACCACCTTGCGCTGTTGCTGGATATTGTTTGTAACTCGACATAACATTTCTGGGTGTGTTACGGCGCGACATACCGGGTATCGTTGGTTTGATACCACGGCGCTTCATCATCAAGTAAATTGATGTTATCAACAAAAGTATGTGACCCAACAACGAAACAATACCAAAGTTTCGAGCCGACTTATCAGCGGTGCTACTACACTCATTGGTCATGGCCAAAGTCATGGAAGATGCGATGATACCGAAAATACCGAACAAGAGCGCGAACGCCGCGGCTTCGGATTTCACAATCTTAGTCAACAAAAGTGTGAGAATCATGGCGATGGCCGCCGTCATCGTGTGACTCAAAAACATTTTGAGGTTTTTCCACTTTTGCGAATTTTGAACTTGGTCACAGTCGTTGAAGGTCTTGATTCCCACCGAGCTCACTGCGATGTAGAACACACCCATCACAGCGATCAAGAACAATGTACCATATGACATTTCCATGTCTTGACCTGTTCTCGCGGCCAGGTTTGATAATTGTTGCATATCTATCTTAGACACAACCATTTTTATATCATGTACTGAGAAATTTAATTAAATCATTCATACCCCTTTTCTGTGACCACCCGAGTGACTTAAGTTTCTCAGCGCATATGTAATACCGCGTGTCATTAAATGGTCTATCCTCGACATAATCTATCCACGTGTCATAATTTTCTGTGTTTTTTATGATGCGTATTAACATCCTCGTCACATCCATGACAGAAAGTTCGTGATCGGATGCAATATTATATATTTCACCAGTTATACCATTTTTCCACACCACATCAACCGCGTCTATTACATCATCCACGTGAATGAACGCTCGTTTAATTTCTGCACTTTTTGTGCCATGAATGGTACACTTCTTATCTTCTTTCAGCAATCTCTTGAATTTTGGAATCAATTTTTCCGGGTATTGATTTGGTCCATAGACGTTATTACATCTGATGATCTTGATATTCATACCAAACGATTCAATGTATGAACGCACGAGCATTTCTGCCGCCGCTTTGGATGCTGAGTAAGGGTTTGTTGGTTTGAGTACCGCATCCTTTTCCGTAAATGGTACGTCTGTGAGACTTTCGCCATATACCTCGTCTGTACTGAAGTGAATGAACTCAACGTTTGGTAGGAAATGTCTACAGGCCTCTATGAGTACGTGCGTTGCGTGTACGTTATCCTTCGTAAATGTGAGTGCATTTTCAAAAGAATTGTCCACATGACTTTGTGCCGCAAAGTGAAACACGTAATCAAACTTATATTCGCGTATGAGATGTTCTATAAGTTCCACATTTCCAATATTTCCTTTAATTATGGTCGCCTTTCCTTCATGTATGTTTTTTACATTTGAACAGTAATCCATTTTATCAACGGTGACAAACTCAATATCTGGGTATTTGTCTTTCATCCGGTTGATAAAATTGGACGCGATGAACCCACATCCCCCCGTGACGAGTGCAGTGGGCATTTAGATATTAGAAATTACTTGTTTTAAGCTGTTTAATGAAAATACTTACCTTTTGGTTTGAAATTATTTAGAAGTTCACACACTCTGTCAACATCTTCAATTTCCAAACCATGATGTGCACCTAGAAGGAACCCATCTCTCATTATCTTATCTGCGTTTTCAAATTCTTGGAGATACTCTCTGAACGCCGGGTGTCTCGTGATATTACCAGCAAATGTGACCCGTGTTTGAACATCATTTTCTTCGAGGTATTTCACCAATTCAAGTCTATCCGAACACTGTAGTGGAATCGCGAGCCAGTTTGGTTTTCTGGAATCATCTGGAAGTGTGTAGTACTCCGTGTCCTTGAGGTTTTCGAGGTAGCGTTCGATCATCGCGCGTCTCTTCTTGAGGAAACCTTCGAGCTTATCGAGCTGTACGAGACCAAACGCCGCGTTCATTTCACACGCCTTCAAGTGATACCCCGCGACCCCATACAAAAACTTCCAATCGTATGGAATGCCATCGACGGAGTGATTAAATCGTTCGCTCGGCTCTTCGATGTTATCACCGATTCTACCCCAATCTCTGTACATGAGCGCGCGCTTGAGATGTTCCTCGTCGTTAAACATGACCATGCCACCTACGCCACCCGCGGTGATGACGTGACTCGCGTAGAAGCTCGTGGTGCTTAAATCCGTGCACTCAGTCTTTGTGATCGTGTCGGCGGAATCTTCAAACAAAATCACGTTTGGGAATGCTTCGCGGATGGCCTTCCAATCGGGTGTGTTTCCGATCAAGTTTGGAAGAAGGAGACACTTCGTGTTTTCCGTGACAACCTTCTTGAGTTGTTCTACACTTGGAACATACGTAGCGAGTTCTACGTCACAAAACACGGGTTTGTGACCCAGTTGTACGATAGGCGCGACGGTAGTGGAAAATCCACACGCAGGTGTTACGATTTCAGAACCCTTTGGAAGGTCGAGCGCACACAAACCTAAAAGGATCGCGCTACTCCCGGAGTTTACAAAGAGTCCATGTCTCTTCCCGAATATACCCGAAACCCTTTTCTCAAATTCAATAGAACGATCCCCAAAGCCAGCGAGCCAACCATCGCGGAGACAATTATTGACAGCTTCAATTTCTTCCTCCCCGTATGATTCAAATTTATTGGGTGCATACCAAACCTTCTTGGTCATTATAGTTTAAAGAACAACCTTGTCTTTAAACCATAATGAGCGACGAGTATGTATTTAAACCAAGTGGTGCTTTAGGTAATATATTAATTCAACTCACTTCTATGCAAAAGGAGTGTACTAAGTTACACGATTCCGTGTACGAGTATGAATTTTCAAATTGTATTACCATAAAAGGATTTACTCGCGTCTCTTATTTGGGTAAGATACCCGAATCTCCTATTTTTATCAACCCTTATACGATAAGAAACGTGCACCCAAGAATACGAGACATCATAGAACCAACGTCATACATGGAACAAATGATCCAAAATCATATTCACCTACTAAAAGATGTATCGTGTGGCGTTTCAATTCGTCGAGGTTCATACAGTGAGGATTCTAGACAATATCAAGATGAAAGATCCGATCAACCGGGTTTCTATCACTGTTCGGACGCGGGTTTAGAAAGATTTAGAAAAGTTATACGGGATGCTCCGGGTAAAGTGTTTATTTCGAGTGACTCTAAAACGACGTTAGATGACTTAATGCAAGAATTCGGGGACAAATTGGTAACACTTGATACGACTTTTATTATAGGTATGTCCCAACACTCTAAAGAGGAAATGTCTATAGAAAATTACCAATCTATATATCTCCGTTTCTTCTTATTTAGTGAGTGTCCGCATCTTTTTCTCACCGGTGGAAATCCAGATTTAGTTGGATTTTCAACGTATGCCTACATGGCGGCTATTTATGGAAATAAACCATTTTCAATTGTATTTAATTCATAAAAATTCTTTGGGTACCTGGTCTAAGATATCTTGTGTGGTTTTAACTAATTTATATTTTCCATCCGTGTGAAGACCTTCTTCTATGTACATTTTATACGTATCTTCATTTTTATTTTGTGAACTTTCATCGTGACAATGTGAAAAATTTCGTATCTTGTTCGCTACAAATTTTTCATCACCGAATGATGAAAAGTGCCAACCAGCATTCCTATAAAAAGGAAACTTCCAACGCCTATCGCGTAACATTTGCGGGGTTAGATGTTCCAAAACTTTCTTCGTCGTGAGTATAGTACCAAACCACGGTTCAAGTTCCTGTATGTATTTTAAACTATATTGAAACGCTATCATGTTGAAAGAACATATGTGTTGATCGGGAGGAATTTGTATATATTTGATATTTGGAACTTCATCTATATCAGAAATCATGACAAGTGTTTCGTTATCCATATCCTTTAGACCCCTCGTAATACAGTTGCGTTGATAATGTTCGCGTTCCCATGGATTTTCACCTTCGGGATCGTCTTCCACCACTACGTTAATTATTTTATCTTCCCACTCCTTAAACATATCCTTATGTTTTTGATAGTACAGTTCTTTTGGATTACCTCTGAATGTAACGGCCGACTCTACGATTACAAATTTATCAACAATTGGAGACATGTACGTGAGTCTATTTTTGAGTAAGTCGAGTTCATTATAAAATATAAAACAATCGATTAACATATATTTTTATCATTTGAAAATATCTTTAATACACTTTTAACCTCTTCTACACTAATGATCGACTTCAGACGTGATACATCAAGTTTACATTCGCCGCGGTCACTCACTTCATTCGATACAGAATATTTCTCGTTGAATATATCGAGTAGTTCACAAAGAGATACACAACCATCATTTGTGAAATTCATTATACCGGTTATTTTTTGATCTAGTAGTGTTTTAATTTTTGGAAACAAATGTGGAACTATTGTGAGTGACACGCGGGTATCGTGGACGTTATGTGTTCTGTGTCGCATTTTTTCTAAGAAACAGCGTTCATTTTTGTCAAACGTAATTGGATAAACTATACGTAAATATAGAACATCTTTCGAATATACATCTCGAATAACATTTTCTAAAAGTATTCTCGTACGTGAATAAAAGAGTCTATCAAAATTGGGTGTATCATCTTCAGTGAAAAACTTATTACCATCATACACTTGTGCAGAACCCAAAAGTGTTAAATGAATGCCAAGATTTTTACACACTTCTATGAGGTGCAATTGTTGTGTGAGATTTACAAATGTTGTTTCTTCTTTGTGATTTTCGCACCACATCACAGTTGGTTTACCGGAAATACCCGCGGCCGATACGACATATTTAGGTTTCAAGAACTCGAGTTCTTCTTTTATATTTTCCAGTCTCGTCCTACTTCCCACACTATTTGGTATGTATCGTAGAAGTTGTTTACCCAAATACCCACCCGATCCCAATACAACTGTTTCGATGGGTTTAAATAAGCAATTCGTTTTATCTTTCGTGGATACGATAGCATGAACGCTTTGTTCCGGCCATTTTATGTTTAGTGTGGGATCTTTCCAATGACAATTTTTTTCTAGTACTGGGTCATATTTACCTCCTAAAAAATAGACGATGTGTGATTCTTCAAAACAAAAGTACCCGTGTCCATAATGCTCATCAATTAATATAGAGTCACCAGCTTTTAGTTCATACATGTTCACACTACCATCGGGGCTCACTACGACGTCGACAATTCTACCAGAAACTACAGTTACATATTTCTTATAAGGGCTAAAGTGTATACCTCGTAACACATTCTTATTGTTTAATGATGTAAACGACTGCTCTATTTTAAAGGGTGCTGTAGAAAAATTAAATATCATATCACCCCTTTCATCGGAAAATATCGTCATTTAAAGAAAAATGCATAATACTCTTTATATGAGTTTGTTCGGTGACTGGATGAATAATCTAGAACACTACAAAACAGAATTTTCAAATGGTGTACCGTTTAAGAATGTATCAATTCCAAACTTTTTAAGTGAGGATACCATTTCTAAAGTTGTGTCTGAATTTCCATGTGACTTTGACACAAACAAAAATTGGTTTAATTACGAAAATCCAGCTGAAGTAAAATATTTGAATTCCAATATAAAAGAACTTCCACCCACTATAAAATCTGTATATGACGCACTTTCTTCGAATGAAATGGTCAACGCGTTTGCCGAGATTTCATCCATAGATAATCTCGAATACGATCCTACGTTATACGGAAGTTCTATACACGCACACGGTAGATACGGAAGATTACATCTTCATTTAGACTACGAGAAACACCCTATACTAGAAAACAAAGAAAGGCGTTTAAATTTAATCTTATATTTAAACGAGAATTGGGATTCTTCGTGGAACGGGCAAACAGAATTATGGAACGAGGATGTTACAGAATGTGTGAAAAAGCACGAGGTTACTTATAACACTGCTATGTTGTTTCAAACAAATAACATGTCATGGCATGGTGTTCCCGAAAAGATTTTATGTCCTCCAGACGTTTTTAGAAAAACGTTAGCATATTACTACATATCACCACTCGTAACCGAACCCGGAATGCATAAATACGGTGTGGATAGTACCGGGTATAGAACAAAAGCATCTTTCGTCAAAAGACCACAGGATAAAGAATCAGAAGGAATGAAGAAATTATACGAGATAAGACCCAAACGTCGTATAGAAACGGATGATATATGGGAAGGATGGAATAAAAAAATCGATTAAAGAAAGTATTCCAGTGTCAGTCATATGGAACTTGAAGAATATAAAGAACTTGTATCCACATATACGAAAGATCCAGATGTGTCAAAGAAAACGTGGGCTGTATCATCTAAATTATGCATGTTGTTTGTGGAGTTTAGACATATGGATATAATTAAGCATAATTTAAACAATATATGTAACGTGTATGGCGGAGGTGAGACGGCACTCGTTATTCTTTATAGTGGAGACAATGAAGATATAATAATGGAAACCACAAAAGATTGGAAAAATGTTATATATCGCAAAATGTTTGATACAAATGTAACCGTGAAAGAATATGACCGGATATTTACAAGTTATGATTTTTGGGATAGTCTTTCAGAGTTTGATTATGTGTTAACAAATTCTTGGGATTCATACATATTCAAAAAAATTCCAGATAAATTTTACAAGTATGATATCGTGGGAGGTCCGTGTGGACACTTTTTCGTACCTTTTGAAGGTCGACTCATGAATATATGCTCCAACGTATGTAAATGTCCTAGATGTCTAGAATATAATCACCATTTTAAAGAGAGTAATTTTAAAGATGCCCCAATTAAATGGATTTTATTGAATGGTGGATTCTTTTTAAGAAAGGTTGAATCAGCTAAAAACTTATGCAAAATAAAACAATGGAGTGGAGAACCAGATGACGTATTTTTTGCTGTATCAGATTTAACTCGACCATCAAAAGATGAAGCTCGCGAATTTGGTATCCAAGATTACAAATACGATGGTAGACCGGTTGGGTGTCATCAGTTATGGATTAAACATGAAAGAGAATATGTAGAAAAACTATTTAGTTAAATACACATCCTTCTTACGCCACATGTCTCCATAATCATTCGTACCTTTCATGTCCGTGTTGTCCGCACCTCGCGCGTTATTATATTTACACTTGACGAATTTGACTCCACCAAACTCGACAAATTCTTCAGATGTATGTTGTCCGATCATACACTTTTCAGGGTATGCTCGAACAAAATCTATCGCGGCGTTCATGTACGCACCCGGTCCCGTCGGATACAAACAATCGAGACCGTAATGTCTCCGTTTTATGTTCCAGAGAAGAAGATCAATCATCTTTTTAGAGATTGAATGTTTCGGTACAGAACCGATAAATGCCGTATACATGCATATCTGGTTCGGGGGACAGTCGACACTCGTGTAGTATTCTTTACCAACCTTTTCGAGTGTTTCTATGGGTTCGAGGCAAACCTGTCTGAGATCAGAATACCAACCACCTTCGTTGTACATGATGAGGTGTCGCATGAAATCACATTTATATGAATACGGTTTGAGTGCTTCGTAGGCTCCGAGAATTTCTTCATCAAAATGTTCTTTTATGTACGAAACACAATCGTCACCCGAATACATCCTGACTTTGTATCCAGGATTCATACGATACCATGTTTCAAGTGCCTTTTTCATGCCATCGGGTAATACCGGAAGTTTCCCGCCATCGACGATGACAACTTTGTGTATAACTTTGGGCACCATTACCTAACTCACGAATGATTTCTTTAAAATAAATTTTACAAATAATATGATTGAACAACACACTGAGTTCAAAGATGTGTGTCAGGGACTGCAGCAGAGCAATGCCACTGTCAAGTAAAAAATTCTCCAATTTATATAACATGCTCGAAGAGGAACTCGACGACCTCAGTCGAAAAAGGTCGGAACTAGACGAAATCATAACCGATCTTTACGAGCTTAAACCACTTTTAGAAAAGTGTGAAAATGACACTCTTGTAAAAGGGTACATAGAATGTGAAACCGAAACATTCTCTTTATCGGAGTGGTACATACGCACCAAACCATTATTAAAAGATTTGGTTTCGTGGCTCAAGATGTATTATGAACAAAAAATTGAAATGTACGATGAAACTGAAAATCTAAAACAGAAAATCAAGACATTACGTCACTCGATACTCGCATCATTTAATAAATCTTAAGAATTTCAGCCACAGCAGGGTGTCTCAGGATATCTTCGTCGTGCATCATTACGTGTTCAACGTATTCAAATTCATTTCCCTTGAGTTTGTGTACGAGATCTGCGAGACCATTTTCCTTATTCGTGAGATCACTTTGTTTTAGATCGCCCATGACCACCATTTTAGAATTTTCGCCCAGGCGTGTGAGTAACATTTTCATTTGGTTGGGTGTACAATTTTGCATCTCGTCACCTATGATGAATGAATCATTGAATGTTCTTCCCCGCATAAATCCAAGGGGTTCTATTCTTACACAATGTTCCATCTGTTTGCGCGTGAGTTGCATTTCAAAAACGTCCATCATTGGTCGAATCCATGGTTCCATTTTACGTTCCATTTCCCCAGGTAAATATCCCATGTCTTCATCCGCAGCTACGATTGGTCGAGTCAGAACGATGCGCCTACATTCTTTATTTTTCAACTTTTCAGCTGCATATTGACACGCAAACATAGTTTTACCCGAACCAGCTGGTCCAGTGGCGATTATGATGGGTTTATGTGATTGCAACACTTTCACATATTCAATTTGACCGGGCGTTTTTGGGATATTCATCTAATATGACTTAAGGTTTTTTCTTTATTATACATTAGAACATGGAGTTTCATTTTGTAAAGGTTGGTCGAGATAGTTTGGCCACTATAACAGATCCTGCACGTAAACCACGGGCGTTATGTTTTAAAGATCGAGTAAATGCATCCAAATACGTCGACTATCTATCTACGTATAGATCTAAATTTGGTGAATGGCCCGTCGTTGACTTAAGCGAACCGGTAACAAAGATAAATGTAAAGTCTAAATTCAAACCCCGCACGGTGGAGTACGTACGAAAGTTCGTCACTATAAGTACGCGCCAACAAGACGAACTCAATGGGATGTCCATGACGTCTGGTCTATCTTACTTTTTCTGCCACACTTTCGAATGTAACGACGATCTCATGAATATCAATTTGCGTGGTCAGGAGATAGACGCTATAATTGACGAAGAAATGTATAAAAATTGGCTTGAATGTAGTTTAAAGAATGTTTAATATATAATATACAAAATGGGAACATTGTCTCTTAAATTTGATCCATCCAATAAAGCCCACGCCGAATGGCTAAAACGTACGGGTGATAGTTTTAAAAAATCTATGCGAGAAAAGCACGACTTCATGGAAGATGTAAACAATAATCCGATCACGGATGAAAAAGTTAAACCACAAGATTGGGCGCAATTACATTTCGTACTCGCTATGAAATATACCAATGCGGTTTTTGATGGTACAGCACACATCCCAAAATAAAAAATTGGCTTACATAAATGCAGATCATCACGACAGTTCTCGCGTTGTTGATTGTGTTTCTCATTCTCAGACAAGTTGAACTGTACGTCCCACGTATTCTAGATGATGATTGGGTCTCCACCAGGAATGATCCAGAAAGAAATGGTGGTCCATTCGATATGTGCTCACCCGAATCACTCGGTGATTGCGACCGAATTAAATTTCCAAACCTAAGTCGTTATTAGATAATTCTAATATTTAATTAAAACAGGATGATCAGAGAATACGCCAAAGACAAATACGCCGATCTTTTGGGTATTTCCAGTGATCACGCATTATCCGTGAATCTCGAGAAAAGTACACATAATTGGGCTGTGAAACGGAGCACATCACTCGGAGATGTTGCCGCGGCCGACAATCCGTATCACATGAACAGATATAAGCATAAATTTCTCCAGATTCAATATAATTTAAAAAAATCGCCATCCCTTAAACAACAAATTCTGGATGGTAAAATCAAGACATCTAATGTCATGGACCTTTCACCACAGGCGTTGTGGCCAAATGGACCGTGGGCTAAGATGAAAGAGGAATGTATTTCAAAGGATATGAAGAAAGAATATAAGTCGAATATACTAAAAGATCCAAATTATAAGGGTATTTTTAAGTGTAATCGGTGTAAATCATACAAGACCACGTATTATGAAATGCAAACACGCAGTGCCGATGAACCCATGACTGTATTCATCACGTGTCACAAGTGTGACTCTAGGTGGAAATCTTAATTGAATATTCAGAATTGGTTAAGTCCGTGTCCATATCACCGACCGATAGTACATAATTATAACCAGTGTGTCGTTTTAGGTTACCTTTATTGTGTGCGGGTGTGATGTATAATTCATCGTAGTATATTCCATATGTTCGTAATTGGTATTTTGTGAACGCCATGATACCCGGTATATTTGGTCTCGCGGTCATTATGATTATTTTGTATCCCAATTTTACACAATCTTTTAGTAGTTCGATAGCGAGTCTATTAGGTGTCCCATTTGTAAATATGAGTGTATTATCTACGTCAAACATGACGGCGTCATTCGAATGTATATATCGGTTTTTTAATACATTCATAGTAACTTACTTTAAGATTAGAAATTAACTCTATTAAATGGTGAAGCAGATAGTGGATGTTACATTTGATGACGGTAGTATATCTATTTGTAGAATACTCGAAGACTTAAATGATGACGAATATTTGATAGAGGAATTCATCTGTAAACGTAATGGTACGTGTAAATATAGCGGTATTACACAGGTTGTATGTAAAGATTCAGTTTGTGGCTATTACGACGTTGAAAATATAGAAGACACTGGATTATATAGAAAGATATCGGACAATTTGTATGAAGTCGTCGATGAGTCAGACGAAGATTACGAAGAGTCGAGTGAAGAAGAAGAGAGTGACTCTGATATAAGTTTAGACGATGAAGAATAAAAATGTAGTTTTATATTAAATGAAAAACAACTATATCCTCCCAGGTTCCATCCTAGCTCTCGTGATATTGTATACTGTAGTGTACAACCCAAAGGGAAAGAAAGAGGGGTATTGCGGTGCATGCAGTAAATGAAACTTAAAAAATAAACGCGTCAAATAAAAAATGGCACCGTATACGCCACCTAACACACATTATAGTGAATTAGATGTCTCGTCGTACGAGCAAGATGACATTTTCAAATTTATAGGTAAGTCAGGCAAACGCTTTTATTGGCTCACTAAATTTTTAAATTTGTCCTATCTCTGGTACGACAAGAACCGAGAAGTGATCGAAGTATGGGGACCGTATGAATCTCTCCAAAATTTTCAAGCGCATCACATTATACAATGTGAATTAGACCTAAGTTGTAATAAAGATTAGGTATATTATACCAGTATGTTGAAACGACCCGCTTTAAGACCGCGCGAATCGCACGATGTCCCTTCTACTAAACCAGCTGAGGGAACATTTTTGCATTCCATATTACGAGCTGGCGAAACCAAATATTATAAACCGGAGCCCGTGTACATACAAAATTACGAGAATTACATAGATAATCTCAGAAAATCATGTGAACGGAGCGGTGTTGAATTTGTCTTACCAAAAAATGTATTACCCATGCCACCACGGGAAACCGCGATTCCCCAAAAAGTTGCACCCGTTAGGTACATCGACGACGCTATATTGAAAGTCAACGTTTTGAAATGTGGTAAGGTTCGAGTGAAGATTATAACTCAGATGGCGACACTCTACGAAAAATACATCTCAAAAAATAAGATACCACCGGTTAAAACACTCGCGGCCGCACTCAAGGCTGTTGGTTACGATGAAGATTTCGTATCTAAATTGTCTTCTAAGATAGATAAACGAAAAATTGACATGGACGCGCGATACAAAAAACTTGAACTCGTATTTAACAAACCGTCCACGTCATCCAAGAAGAAGACTAAGAAGGAAATCATTCCAGATGCAGAACCAGAGGAAGAACCAGAAGACGACGACGATGAAGACGACGAAGACGACGATGCCGCCCCCGATGAAGAAGCGATCGCTGCGGATGACGAAGATGAAGACGACGTCGTCGCGGATGAAGAGTATCTTTCGGATATAGAATAAACCTAAGTGAACTCGTATCACATTTTAATTAAACATATGATGTTTATCACAAACGTAATAGCTGGAGACACTATCCTCGACAGAGCTGTATTTGATAACGTCAAATACGCATCTAAATACGCGATAGATAAATCGCGTGAAAAAGTTTGGAGACTTTCTAATAATTCCGTTTATTACGGAAACGTCGAATCGAGAGTGTACGAAATTGATTTATATAAACCATCTAATCACAGCGATGAACATATTCTTTCTTTCCTTGGATCCATGTGAAAATGCACATATGAATTGTGATCAGCACGTGGTCAAAATACAACTGGAAATCGTACAGATGCTTTACACCGCGTGGTATTACACGGGGGAAGAGTCATTTATCATCGAAAATGCACCCTACATCAAGAATGGAAGTCGGCGAGGGTACAGACCGGCCCACCCAAAACATCCGATGACCATGTGGGTTGGTTCATCGCTCGAAAATTACATCTTTGCGTGTAAGATCGGGATTGCACTCACACTCGAATACACGAAACGATATGGAAAGATACACACGTGCGCCAAGCATTTACTTTGGCTCTGTGATAATCGGCCATCTCATTTTGAAAAAAGAATGAGCGACACGGCGTATTACTCGAGTGAAGGTATACCAGAGTGTATGCCCGAAGAATATCACCATCCATCTATCACGGATGCATATCAAATGTATTATATGATGGATAAAATGAAATTTGCAAGATATAAAGATTTCTGTGTTTAATGTAACATGTTAGTCACAGCTAAGCTTTTTAGTGCGCCTTCAGTGAAGGTGAGCAAGAAACCAGAACCTAAATTGTTTAGTGATTTTGTAAAAGGTGTAAAAAGAAATGAAGTTCGCGAAGTTATCGTTCAACCTAATACGAGTGTCGTCTATTATTTGGACGAAGGCGGTCCATCCGTGACCAATTATGTTGGTTCGAATCCATTTTGGGAAACACTCATGGAAAGTGATGCGGATGTAAGCGTGGATTTCGCGACATCTAGTGTGTCATTCGGTGATATCACGTCTATTGGGTTTACCCTACTTCTCGCATTCACACTCTTACGCATGTTATTTTCAGGTAGAGGAGCCAGCCCTTTCAATATGTCGGAGAAACCAACTGAAGTAGAAAATGAAATAATCACGCGTTTCGACGATGTTCAGGGTATCGATAACGCGAAAGACGAACTCCAAGAGATCGTTGGATTTCTTCGCGATCCCACACAATACATCGTGAGTGGTGCAAAGATTCCAAAGGGCGCTTTGCTCACAGGAAAGCCGGGTACGGGTAAAACACTCTTGGCTCGCGCGATCGCAGGTGAATCCTCTGTGCCATTCATTCAATGCTCGGGTTCATCCTTCGTCGAGATGTTCGTCGGTGTGGGCGCGAAGCGCGTGCGCGACGTATTTGAAATGGCACGTAAAGTGCAACCATGTATCGTGTTCATCGACGAGATAGACGCCATCGGCAAAAAAAGATCTATGAATGGTTTTGCCTCGAACGATGAACGGGAACAAACCATTAACCAACTCTTGACAGAGATGGATGGATTTGATAACGACACACAGATCGTCGTCATCGCCGCGACGAACCGAGCGGATATTCTCGACGACGCGCTTCTTCGCCCGGGTCGATTCGATCGAAAGATTCAAGTGAGTCTCCCGGATGTACACGGCCGAGAAAAGATACTCCAAGTACACTCGAAGAACAAGAATCTTGCCCCAGACGTGGATCTCATGAATGTCGCGAGACAAACGACCGGTTTCTCAGGTGCGGATCTCGAAAACCTCATGAACGAGTGTGCTATCCGCTCCGTGAAAGAGGGTACGAATATCATCACACCCTCTATCGTCGAGGATATGTACCAGCGTGTGGTCGTGGGTGCGAAAGGTGGAGCTCCCATGTCCGATGAACGTAAAATGCGTGTGGCGTATCACGAAGGAGGGCACGCTATCGTGGGTGTGTTGATGCCCGAATACGATGAAGTTCGTAAAGTGAGTATCATTCCTCGGGGTGATGCGGGTGGTATCACGTTCTTCCAACCCACATCCGATGAGCGAGGCATGTACACGAAGGAATACCTTTTGTCTCAAATAAAAGTTGCATTGGGTGGGCACGCCGCAGAAGAACTCATGTATGGAAAGGAAAATGTGACGACCGGTGCGACGAGTGACTTCGCACAGGTGTATGCCATCGCGCGCGAAATGGTGATGACCTACGGTATGTCCGAGGCCATCGGTAAGATAAACGTCCAGGATGGGTCTTTGTCTCAACAAACGGCGTATATCGTCGACCTCGAGGTCCACAGGATCACAGACGAGTGTTACTCGGAGGTACTCGATATCTTGTCTTCCCATAAGACAGATCTCGTGGCACTCAAGGACATTCTCATCAGGGACGAAATCATCGATGGGAAGGTCGTGTACGACATGATAAAAAATGTGAATGAATAGTAGATATGGTTGTCATCGAAAATATAACAAGTGGTGAACCTTCTACGTCTACGCCTCGAAAGGCTGTGCTCAACAGACAAGGTAGTTTAATAAACCCACCCAGACCATCTAAAAAGGGTAGGAATGATACAGCTGAAAGAGGTGGTGGTCGTACTTCGCGTATGAGCAATTCAAATAACAATAATCCTGGTGGTGAGACTCCACTCACTGTGTCAGATGTGGCGAGAATGTTACCATTTAATGTTAACAAACCTAAAACATACGAGGTATCAAATGTTGCTAAAGAATTTATGAAAAGAAGTTTAGTACCTAAAGCCGGAAGAGAACTTGTGAATCAAACGCGACCATCCTCTAATAAATCTAAAGCATTGACTACGGTTAAAAAACCTAGTAAAACTATTGTATTATCAAAATCACACAACACACCAACCGCGGTAAGTAGCTCTAGTTCTGAAGGGGTATCTAATCTTCGACGCAAATTTGAGTCTGTTTTTGGTGGTGTCACTGGTGATGGCGAAAATATTAAATTGAACACGAGTGATTATCAAAAACAATTAAACAAGTTGCAAACATCAATCGAAAGTCTTGATAAAAAAATCAATCGAAAAAAAATGGAAAAGAAATCTTTAGCCGTATACAAGAAAAAGTTAAATGCCCTGCTTAATGATGTATCTAAACTAAAACTAGTAATCGCTAAAAGATCATCACCAAAAACTACGACTACGTCTACTCAAACATCACCACCAAAACCGGCTACTATAAGACCCCTTGTTACCAATAAATCCGTGAATAAAATACTCAAAGCGATAACTGAGCGAAATGGAAAAGCCCCCACTACACCACCCGGAATCACAAAAACAAACATTGAACGTCTTCTTCAGCCGTTCAAGCAACCCGTGACTGTGACGGTTGCCCCGTCGATATCGGTCAAGGGTGGTGGTTCTGCGAAAGCTACCGGTGGTTCTTTGCAGCAAACACAGATCCAATACAAAACACCCGCTAATAAAAAGAAGAAGCCACTCAAACTCATTCGTAGTCCGGAGACTATGCGCAAAGAAAAGAGTGCTGCTTTTAGAAAAGAAATCATATCTAAGCTTCGCTCACCCGCGGCGACTAAGCGACGAGAAGCCTTGTATAGCCTTCGCACGCCCACGGTTGGACAACGCAAAAAACACGTGATTCAACTGATCGACCGTGTGCTTCGTCGAATGAAAGCTCCTAAGGACGCGGAAAAGAAACTCATTAAGTTCTACGAAGGCCTAAGTGAGAAGCAGATTAAGAGTTTATTCGGAGGACGTTCACCTGAATTCGTGAAGAACACACTCAAGAGACAGATCGATTACCTAAAAAAGAAAAAGAGATAAAGAATACACTTCATTTCATAAGTAATGAGCTATATAGCATGGGACACTGAGACTACCGGTCTCCCCATGGCCCGGTCCCGGGCAACCCCGGATAACATAGATAATTTCAAACACTGTCGTATGTTGTCGTTGGCACTCGTGAAGTATACCTCGAGCGGACGGGAGGTATCTTCGTATCACGGCATCGTGTATCCCGAAGATTTTGAAGTCAAAGCGACGGAAATACACGGTATCACACCCGAACACGCGAAGGCGGTGGGTAAACCGTTCAAAGAAATGTATGACACGTTCCTCAAGTTAACGCGAGGTATAGATATTCTCGTCGCACACAATTCGCGATTTGACGAAGACGTGTTATTCTCCGAGTGTTACAGACATGGTTTGAGCGTTGAGCCGTTCAAACGTTTTCGTTTCGTGTGTACCCTAGACATGACCAAGCGCGTGTTTTTGCGGAACATGAAATTGGGTGTGTTGTATGAAAAGCTCTTCGGTGAGGAACTCGAAGGAGCGCACGATGCTTTGAATGACTCACGTGGATGTGGACGCGTGTATCCGTATCTTAGAGACAAAAAACCGATACTCAAAGAAATCGGTGTACCCAAGATTGTTCTCAAAGCCTCTGATGTCGCGGGTATCATCGGGAGGAGTCAGTATCGCCCACCTCTAGAAATAGTGGATGAGCTATGGAACAAGTATATGCCGAATACTTTTGCGGGTCAAACCAAGGAACACATCGCCATCAAGGCGATCGATGCGTCTAGTGTGGCGCGAGACCTTCTCAGAGATGCTGAACAATTTAAGTCTACGAACAGTTCCAGCGTCGAACAAAAATTCAGAGCAGTTTCTAATCAATTGGAGAAAAATTCGGGTCTGCAAAAAGTTGAACTCGACGCCGCGAGAGACCACATACGTAAGACGCTGTACACTAATCATGGTTCGAGACACGAAAAAACGACCGCAGATAATTACGAAGACTTACGCGAAGACCCCACATTCTATACATACGAGGTGTGTACTCTCGCGGGTACGACGTATCAAATAGTCGGACGCATAGACCGACTTCGAGAGAATGACGATGGAACGAAAACACTCATCGAGATCAAAAATCGCGCGAGAGGTCTCTTCAGAACGGTTCGCGATTACGAGGAAATTCAGTGTCAAACGTACATGGAAATGCTACGCATAAATGAGTGTGTTCTCATAGAGCAGTATGATTCTAAACGTTTGTCCCACGAGATAAAACGTGATCTACACATGTGGAATGAACAGATTCTTCCGGCACTCAGAAACTTTTGTGAACGTTTCCACGACATGCTTTCTACCCACTAAAAAAATGTACTTATTGTGATTCGTCCACAATAATTACATTTGTATATTATAAATGGCGTCACCCCCGCCTAAACGCAAGGCGTCCACACCTCCCAGTACACCCAGAAAAGCACCGCGCATTACTCCCAAACGGCCGAATACACCAAAGACGAAGTCAATAATGTCCGCGTTGGAAAAGTTTAGTTTATCACCCACGACGGCCAGAAGACGCGCTAAAAGTGTAAAGCGTTCTCTTAATGATAATATAAAATCAGCCTTAAACGCACAAAAGGGTAAAAAGAATGCGGCGAACGCGTATCTTAAATCAGGTGGACCACTCAAACTAATGCAAGACCTCTATAAAAAAAATAAAAACAAAAAGTAAGATGGTCCTTAGGTGTATACACGGGCTACCCAGAACAAATTGCGTGTATTGTAGTAAACTAAACGATATATTGAATCAGGACACC